CCAAAAAAAATGAGTAAAAAAAAGTCTTCTCGAAATACATTTTGTGCATTGCCATTTACAGAAATATTTTTATATCCTAACGGAGACATTAAGCCGTGTTGTTCGGCCATAATGCCACTCGGAAATTTAAACGACGACACTATAGAAAACATATTGCAATCTAAAACTGCTAAAAAACTTAGACAAAATATGCTTGATAACAAGTGGAATCCTATATGCAATCAATGTAGACAGCAAGAAAAACAAGGTGCTAGATCAGAAAGACAACCTGAATATAGTAACGTTCTCAAAGACCTAGAATTAACAGCTTCGACTTTTAAATTAGAAAGACTAGATTTAAGATGGAGTAATACATGCAATTTAAGTTGCGTTTATTGTTACGAGGGATTTAGTAGTAAATGGGCAAGTATTAAAGGTATTTCGTTTAACGATGTTAAAAAAACCGGCGAACAAAGTTTATTAGATTTTATTAAAGAAAATATTGAGTCTGTTAATATAGTTATGTTATTAGGAGGTGAGCCTCTCTTACAAAAACAAAACTTGACTCTAATTGATATACTGCCTAAAGTTAGTTTTTATTGTTTAACTAATTTGTCAGTGCCAATGAAAACCAATAAAATTGCACAGAAATTACTTACTAGAGAAGCTGCTACTAAGTTTGGTGTTAGCATAGAAACAATAGGAGAGAAATTTGAATATGTAAGACGAAATGCTTCTTGGGAGTTGCTTGTTGACAATGTGAAATATTTTAATAAGATGCAGCGCCCTCTAGAAGCACATTCTCTTTATTCTATATATTCTGCTTTTAATCTAGTTGAATTTTATGATTTTATACTGGAACATAATTTTAAAAATATATTTTGGAATCTTTTAGAAAGTACAGGAGAAAATTGTAACGCAAGTGTATTTAGATTACCTATGTCACTTAGAGAAAAAGCAATACAAGAAATTGATCGTTGTGTTGAAAAATACAAAGGAGAAACAGGCATAGACCAATTAGAAATTTATAAAAATAATTTAATTAATATAACAACGCCCCCTGCTTCGAAATACTTTCTAGATGAAATTAAAAGTCTTGAATTATTACAACCCTATAATAAAACTTTTTCTGATATTTGGCCTGCTGAGTGGGAGTTATTAAATCAATGAAAATACTAGTCTGCGGAGACAGCTATGCAACCGATCATGAGCATTATAGTTGGTTAAAATTAGTTGTAAATTATAAATCTTTAGATAAATTAAAGACACTATGATAAAAATATGGGCATACGGTGACAGTTTTGTAGCAGGCGATCAAGATGATCCTAAGCGTATTGACGCTATACCTGAGATAATGGAATACAACAGATATAATTTTAGTTTTGCTGCTCACTTAGCTAAAAATTTAGGCATAGATATAATTAACAGAGCAATTAGTGGTTGTAGTAATTTTGTACAGCTAGATAAGTTGTTTAAAGATGCTGCATCTATTGCACAAGATGATATTGTAATTTTTGGAATAAGTTCTCCACTAAGAGATAGATTTCAAATACCACTTAACTATCCAGAATTTGTAAAAGATACTAGAGGACCAACACTGGGCGATAGAGATTTATTCAGCAAGAAAAATATACATTGTGTGCCTACGGTAGATATGTTTTATCTATTGAGCAGTATAGAAAAAATAGAAAAACTCTATAATATTAAAATTATAAAAATAAATGCATTCCATAACTTTATGGAAGATTGTCCTCTAGAAGAAACCCATAAATTTCAATTTGCAAATTACTTAGGGTTAAACAAACCTAACAATACTTTGTTAGATGTGCTAATAGATAATTGGTTAGGAACAAAAAAGTTAGCAACTAAAGATCATAATAAATGGACTCCTCCTGAAGAATATAAAATATATTTTACTAGAAAGAGTCATCCTAGTGCCGAAGGACATAAAAAAATAGCAATATGGATGTATGAAAGATTAAAAAATGATTATAACTATCCCATATAACTGGTGTAAAGGACTAGGCACACAAATTTGCACTATTAGTGCCATTGCCGATTCTCAATATGATACAGTTAAGTTTCTCGAAAATACATCAGAATACAATAACTTTAAATTTTTTGTAGATTATTACAATCTTGATTTAAATATTATACTTGGCCAACCAGAAATAATAGATAACAAAATATGGTTTGACGATTTTACAAAATTATGTTCTCCTTATATTAAAAAAGATATTAAATATAAAGATAACAAGTATATCTGCCTTAGTATGTACCAAGATTTGCCACAGTATCTAGTAGATGATACAGCAAACAATTACCCATTTAATAAAATGTATACTTTAGATCAATACTCAGAAATTTTTAAATTATCAAGAAAATTTGGCTACGATATAGTTACTATGGACTCTGTACACACTACAATACAAGAAAAACTTAATCTATTATCGAAATGTCGTGCAGTTATTGGATACGAAGGCGGAATTTTACACCTAGCACATACATTGGGAATACCATGTATAATGCTTCCTTGGCGTGATGCAAGCGTAGCTCGATCTAATATAACTGAACTATTACATTTAGATTTAAAAACGTATTTTTTAAGAGATATTAACGAATTACTTAACATGAGTAAAAAAAGATTCCATAAGACATTATACCTTCTTGATGTTAATAAAGGTAATAATTCTGTTGTACATACCCCATTACGAAAAAAAATGTTAAGGGGTTTAAATATTTCTAAACAAGAAATTAAATTGTTGCCAGAACATAGAAAACTCGGCGGCTTTTAAAATACATACTATATAGGAGAACTTACTTGGATAGTGAAATTGGAGATTTTGACGATAAGCATATGGCCGTAATGGAAGCAATACTGCCTTATGCTAAATCCAAACCGCAAAAAAATCTAATAGAATTACAAATAGAAAATATAACAAGAGACACTTCGATTCGATTTTTCTTGTTGCCTGAATGGGCACCTAATTTTCCTCCTTATAATTTAGCAAGGTTAGTTTCGGTATGTAAAAATGCAGGATATAAATCCGATGCTGTTGATTTAAATATTAAAGCATACCGCGAATCAAAAAAATGGAATTTAGAGTTTGATCCCTGGCACGGAAGTCAAGAATGGAGATGGACAGGACAATCTTATCACAATTCGATTCACAAACATTTAGCATTAATGTTAGAAGATTATATTACAGCAATCGAAGAAGATAAAATTGATGTAGTAGGATTTACTTTATATTACTGTAACCAAGAACCTACACAATGGATGGCTGAACAAATAAAAATAAGATATCCACATATTAAAATACTTGTAGGCGGTCCTCAATGTCATACGTTTCCGCCCGGAAAAGAACAATGGTATTATGATTATGTAGTATCAGGAGAAGGCGAGCAACTGTTGTTGGGCATTCTAAGTCAAATTGAAGAAAATAATATTAGCAAGACACAACAGGTATTGACTCAACCTCCTGGATTGAGACTTAATTTAGATACTATGCCGATGCCTGATTATAGTTCGTTTGATATAAGCGAATATAAAATGCCAAACGGAGTTAATACTGAATTTAGTAGAGGATGTGTAGCTAAATGTGTATTCTGTAGTGAAACACATTTTTGGAAATTTAGAGGACGATCGTCAAGTAGCTTGTTAAACGAAGTTCTTACACTCAATGAACGATATGGTATAGATTTTATTTGGTTTCTTGATAGTTTAGTAAATGGTAATATTAAAGAACTAAGGGCGTTTTGTAAAGGAATTATTGCTAGTGGCATACATTTTGGATGGACAGGATATGCTAGGTGTCACAATGCAATGGACGAAGAATATTTCGATGATCTAGCAGCAAGTGGCTGCAAACATCTTAGTTACGGTATTGAGTCTGGATCTGATAAAGTTCTTGAAGACATGGACAAAAAAATTACTGTAGATATTATTGAACGTAATTTAGAACTCGGTCATAAAGTTGGTATACAAGCGCATACTAATTGGATAGTAGGATTTCCTACGGAAAAACTGCAAGATATATACGAATCATTAACACTATGTCACCGTAATAGTGACTATTTACAAGCAGTTGCAACTGGACACGGTTTTACTGAACCACCTGACACTATTGTATCACAAAATTCAACAAAATATGGTATGCTTAAATCTTATTATTTAGATAACTGGATTAGTTCAGATTTTACTAGTTCTAAACTACATAGAATGCTTAGGCTTATATATTTTAATATTTTGTTAGAAAATACTACAAGTTTTGATAAGAAAACCACTTTACAAAATTTTGATACTACTAGATTCTGTTCGATAGATTTTAAAACAAACAAAAATATATCAGTTGAATATGAAAAATTTAATTTTGATATAATCGACAACGGCCCTACAAACTTTGCAAATAGTTTAATGAACGAAGTATGGCCTTTATTGAGATTACTTTGGAGGTCCCGCGGCGCATTTGATGCAACTTTTAATATTAATCCAAGTGATACTTATCAAGTATTCGGTGACAGACTTGCTGGAGATGTAATTATGGACGGGTCGTTTAATATTGACAGATTTGGAAATTTTACAGCAAACTTTAATTATTCATTTAAACAGCCAGACGACGCCTGGAGATATGTTGATTATTCCAACGAAACTTCAATAGCTGCCCAAAATGCACGTATACAATCAATACCCGGAAACAAAGGTGAAATTATTTCTAACTTCGAAGAATCTAGGAATCAATTTTTAAAGGATTTAGACGAACATCGAAAAATTAACTTTACATTTAATGAACAAATATCGATAAAAGATCGATGGTAGTTCTTGACAAGTTATTAAAAATATAGTATAATTAACCATGTATGATATTGTATTCATAAGTTATCAAGAACCTAGTGCAGATGAAAACTATGCTGCACTAAAGGCACGATTTCCCATGGCTAAGCGTGTGCATGGAGTTAAAGGAATTCATCAAGCACATATAAAAGCAGCAAAAAAATGCTTTACTAAAATGTTTTGGATTGTAGATGCTGATGCAATTATTTTAGATGACTTCAACTTTGATTATGTTGTTCCTGATCACCAATTAGATCATGTACATGTATGGCGCAGTCAAAATCCTATTAATGATTTAGTATATGGTTATGGCGGAGTAAAGTTATTTCCTCGTAAACTAACAATTGACATGGACACTAGCAAGCCTGACATGACTACAAGCATAAGCGAACATTTTATTGCTGTAGAACAAGTTGCAAATATTACAGCATTTAATACTGATCCGTTTAACACTTGGAAAAGTGCATTTAGAGAATGTGCTAAATTAAGTAGCAAAACAATCTTGAGGCAAAATAATGAAGAAACAGAACAAAGACTTGATACTTGGTGTACAAAAGGCATTGAGGGATGCTATGGCGACTACGCTATTGCTGGCGCTATTGCTGGTAGGGAGTTTGGGATTTCTAATAGGGACGATATTAGCCTTATAAACAATTTTGAGTGGTTACATGAACAATTTTCAAAACATACCATTTGAAGACATAACGAGTTTTGGGCAGAAAACCCTATTAAACACAAACTTGTTTACTGTATCGTGGATTCTTGCTAGATTTTGTAATTACAATTGCAGCTATTGCTGGCCCTATGCTCGCAGCAGCACTCCTGATCATCAAAGCTTAGAGGTATATACTCGCACAATAGATAGTATTAAAGCACAAGCTAGGGCAAACGGATTTACTGACTTTCACTTTAGTTTTAGTGGTGGCGAACCTACTGCATATAAATACTTTGGGAAGGTTATAGACCATTATTGCAGTGATGCAACTCCTGAGTACCAGAGTATCCACATGACGACCAATCTAAGCCCGGGAAGCAAATGGTGGAACAACTGGTTAGAATCTACAAGCAGTCTGCAACGTAGAAGTATTACAGCAAGCTATCACGCAGAGTTTGCTAATGAACAAGAGTTTGGAGACAAGTGTCTTCAACTAATGAAAGCAGGTGTTTATGTTACGATCAACCAAGTTATGGTTCCGGAAATGTTTGACGAACTATATCAACGTCTTGAACGATTTGCCACCAGAGGTATTAATGTCACTCTCAAGCCCCAATCCGACCCTAGTGCCTCCTACGTTATTCCAGGATACACACAAGAACAAATCCACAAAATGCAAACAGGGTTCCCACAAAAAATTCCAGAAGCATTTAAAGGAATAATTTCTACATTAGGTGTAGAACTTGTAGACAACAAGGGCAACAAGTACTACATAGATCAAGCAGAACGCTTTAATGCATTTGGATTTAATAAATTTAAAGGTTGGATTTGCAACGCAGGCTATCAAGGATGTGTCATTAGAGAGAACGAAGTTAAGCGCAGCTACAGTTGCCATGATGAACCTTTAGGCACGTTAGACGGCGGATTTGAGCTGTTTAAAGCACCAGCTAAGTGCATTACTCCTAGTTGTGTAAGCAGTGCAGATAGTAAAATACCAAAGGTGAAATATGAAAGTTGATATACAAGACGTATTATTCTGGATGGATGCAATTCGCAACAGCGATGACAAATATCGTACACTTGAAAGTTTTTGGAAAGGACAAGTTAACAGTAAGATTTGGCTTGCAAATACTTTAAAAATTAATCATATAGATGATGATAATCGTATTGTGATATACGGTGGATGGAACGGTGTTCTAGCTAGTATTTTATTTAATAGCAATTTAAGCATCGAGCATATTACAAGTGTAGACATTGACGAAGATTGTCAAGAAATTGCTTACACAGTTAATAAGAACTACGAAATTGCAGGACGCTTTGATGCAGTAACAGCTGACATGTGTACATACACAGAACCTGCCGACATTGTTATCAACACAAGTTGCGAACACATTACACAAGAGCAATACGAGCAATGGTTAAGTATTCAGCCAGACGATGCGCTATTTGTAATACAAAGCAATAACTATTTTGAGTTAGAAGAACACATTCGTTGTGCAACTGACATTGATGACTTTATGCGTATGAGTAGTATTAACCCTTACTGGAGAGGCGAATTTAAAACCCCTAAGTATACTCGTTATATGATTATAGGTGAAAAGAAAAATGTTTAAATTTGATCAATTAGAAAACATACATTTAGAAATTACAAATCGTTGCCAAGCAAGTTGTCCGATGTGTAGTAGAAACTATCACGGCGGATTAGAAAATCCATTAATTAAAAATCAAGATTGGACAATTAACGATTTTAAACACATTTTGAATAGCGAAGTACTAAACCAAATAAATGGTTTTTACTTTTGTGGAAACTTTGGCGACCCTATTATTAATAACGATTTAACAGAAATGTGTAGTTATGCAACTGATGTTAATCCTAGTTTAGAGATTAGAATACACACAAACGGCGGAGCAAGAAGTAAAGATTGGTGGAAAAAACTTGCAAAAGTATTGCCTAATAAACATTGTGTTATTTTTGCAATTGATGGATTAGCAGATACACATAGTTTATATCGTATCGGAACTGATTTTAACAAAGTATTAGAAAATGCAAAGGCTTTTATTAATGCCGGCGGCACAGCAGAATGGGCGTTCATTAAATTTAAACATAACGAACATCAACAACTTGCCTGTGAAGCACTAGCAACAGAACACGGCTTTGCTAGATTTACATGTAAAGATAGTGCAAGATTTGTTGCTACTAATAAGTTTGAAGTTTTAGATAAAAAAGGTCAGCTTGAATATTACTTAGAACCGCCCACGGGAAGCAACATAACTCTTATAACCCAAGATGTAATTGACAATTATAAAGATATAGTAGATGCTAGTGAAATAGACTGCATTGTTTTAAAACAGAAAGAAATTTATATAACCGCACAAAGAAACATTATGCCTTGTTGCTTTTTAGCAAGTACTCCATATAATTATATACATCCTAACGATTTAGCTAAAGATATTAGACAAAAGATTAAATCACAGCATTCTAGTCTTATTACAGATTTAGGAAATACTAATGCGCTTGATCATTCTATAAAAGATATAATAGATTCTAATTCTTGGCAAACAGTATGGCACAAGTACTGGAACACACATAAATTAATTACTTGTGCAAGAACCTGCGGAGTAAACAAACTTAGTAAGCCTAAAGATCAGTTTATACAAGGAGAAAACTTAGATGTCTAAATACTGGTATGCAAAAGCCGACACAAGACTTGGTAAGTTTCAGCGTAACTTAGAAACTAAATCAAGTTGTACCTTTTGTGTACTTCCTTGGATACACCTAGCAACACGCCCTAACGGAGATATGCGCCTTTGCTGCACTGCAAACGCTAGTGGCGCAGGAAATAATCATACAATAGGATTAATTAAAAACAAAGACGGCACACCTGCTAATTTTGGAAAAGTTGCACCTACGGAAGCGTGGAACAATGACTTTATGAAAAGTGTTCGTACTACTATGCTTCGAGGAGAAATTCCTGCCAGTTGCACAGGTTGTTTTGATGAAGAAGCACAGGGTATTGTTAGTAAACGTATCTGGGAAACTGCTACATGGATGAATGACGAAGGTATTGATGTAGAGGAACTTATTTCGCAAACAGAAGAAGATGGCACTGTCCCCGAACGCTTACAATATCTAGATTTGCGTTTAGGACATACTTGTAATATTAAATGTGTAATGTGCAGTCCGCATGATTCAAGCAAGTGGGTTGCAGACTGGCAGAAACTTGTCCCGCAACTAGAAGACGAATCTGTAAAAAAACAGATGACATGGGATAAGAAAGAATTTAATAACAAGTGGCACGAAAAAGAATCATTCTGGAAAGAATTATATGCACAAATACCTAATCTAAAACAAGTTTACTTTGCTGGCGGTGAGCCCCTAATGATCAAAGAACATAAAATGTTTATCGAAGAAATTATTAGGCAAGGTTACCAAGACAAAGTGTTATTGCGGTATAATTCAAACGGACTTCTTGTAGATGAATCGCTAATTGAATTGTGGAGTAAGTTCCGTAAAGTTAAATTTGCAGTTAGTGTTGATGCAAGTTTTGAGAAAGATGACTACATACGTTTTCCTACAACGTTTGAAGAAGTTGAAAGAACGTTACATATGCTAGACAATACTCCTGATAATATACATGTTAGCATAGCAACTGCTGTACAAATTTTTAATATAAAACACATGCCTGACTTTATTAAATGGAAAGTCAACAGTAATTTTAAAAAGATGAATGTAGGTTTAATTGATGGCAACATAATGGGCGGAGGCTTAGTTAACGCACATCTTGTACATATTCCTACTTTCCTTAATATTACAATATTGCCAGAAGCAGACAAACAAGATATACGTACACGTTTTGCAGAACTTAAAGAATGGCTTTGGAATAACTTTACACAAGACGATGAGTTTTGGATACACAATCCCAAAGGTTGGCGTCAGTGGGAAGGTCTATTAAAACATATGGATTCAAAAGATAATAGCCATTTATTACCAGGATTTAAAGAATACGTAAACAAACTAGATGCAATTCGAGGTTTAGATGCTTCTAAGATATTTCCGGAGTTATCACACTTATTATGAAAGAATTAATTAAAGTTAAAACAATGGAATCTAGCAAGAGATTGCGCATTGAGTTTATGATAGGAAATTATTGCAATTTTAAATGTACATACTGCGGTCCATATGCAAACGGCGGCGACACTAGATGGCCAAAAGATTATAATGCGCTAATGCATAACTTTAAACATCTACTAGACTTTTATGTACGCAATGGCAGAACTGAGTTTGAAGTTAACTTATTAGGCGGTGAACCAACACTATGGCCTAAGGTTGCTGACTTTGCAAGAGACTTAAAAAAACTATATAATGTAAAAGTTACAATAACTACTAACGGTAGTAGGACGATTCGTTGGTGGAAGAAAAACGCCACGGCCTTTGATAAAGTTATGTTTAGTTATCATCCCGGGCAAGCAGACTTACCGCATTATATAAATGCAATAGATACTGTTTACGCCTTAGGTATTCCTACAAACTCACTGGTAATGATGGACACTGCACAATGGGACGATTGTATAGATGCAATAGAACAAATGAAACAAAGTAAATATCCTTGGTTCGTTTGTGCAATGGAAATTAATCCGCCAAAATATACACCCGAACAAAGAAAAATATTTAAAAATCATATAAAGCGTATGCCGCCGTTGCTTAGGCTTGTAAAAGACGAATATAAAAACATACTAAAAGGAAAAACAAAAGTAATATTTAATGACGGATCTAAAAAACGTATAGAACGCAATTATCTTTCAACAAATGATCTAAATAAATTTAAAGGGTGGATGTGTAATATTGGTATTGAAAATATTAACATACAGAAGTCTGGTCAAATAACAGGTGTATGCGGAAACCTAGTATACGGCGAAGACAAACTATATAATCTTTATGATCCTAACTTTGTTACTGAATTTAATCCTAAATTAGTTCCTAGCGTATGTACAAAATGTGTGTGCTGGTGCCAGCCCGAACAACTAATGACTAAGTGGAAACCTTAGTCAACGGAATATCAGCAGCACATGTACACCATGTACGTGTACACGTAATAGGAGCAACAGGTGATTCAAATGTGCCGTTATAGATGTTACCTAAACTTCCTCCTACTCTACAAGTGGCACGATGTACTTCTCCATCCCAGTTAATCATTAAGCTTTCTAATCCAGCATTGCAAATCCATCCTTCGAACTGATTTAATTTATTCTTAATGACATCGTTAGCATGTATCGTATCCTTTTCGTCTATAATACAGTTAGCTTTCACAGTAGAAGTTTTGCTTAGAATCCATTCTAAATCTTTTTCTTTGTAGCGCATATCATCAAACCATTCACGGTCATCTGCTTCGGTCCATCGTATACGCCTGCAAACATACGGAATATTATGTCCTTCTAGCAAGATAGCTGCTGCTCGTACGGCATCCATGTGTTTGTGATGTGCCATAAGATTAACTTGAAACAGTGTAGCTATACTCTCCATATCCAGTAATTGCGAATATCTAACAATGTTTTCAGCAGCTCTCTGACAGTGTTCGTTATCGAAATGCAAACTAAACACCCACTGATTTACTGGTTGTTTAACATACCATTCTGCACTACGTAACCCGTTAGTTGTAACACTAAGCCATTGCAATCTTGCTCTAGCACATTGTAATATGTCATTAATTTTAGGATGCACAGTGGGTTCGCCACCAGTTAAACTCAATCGAATCGGCTTGCCGATCTTCTCTAATTCGTAGATTGTGTTAACCATGATATCTAAGTCAGTGTGTGGACTAAAGTTATCATGTATTTCTGCAGGACAATACCCGCAATCTAAGTTACAGCGTTTTCCTATGTTCCATTCAACATGAATACTATTTTGATGTCCCCAGCGACTTTCTACTTTATACATAAGGCTCGAACTCTGGATTGGTAGTAAGAAAGTCTTGGCCGCGAGTTTTATCTAATGCACGATTAAAGTTTATACAATCTTGCCAATGTGTGTCGTACATGCACTTTGATTCTAAGAAATTAATATTATCTTGTATCTGTTGTAGTGTCACAGTTTCTAATAGTTTGTGTTGCTGTACCAAAGGATATTTTAATACCTCTGTTTTCATTTGTTCTAATCGATTAACAACTTTTACTTTTAGTTCAGGAGGGAGTACTTGCGCACTTAAACTCATAGGATAAGTTACACGATGCGAATAAAATACAATGCCTAATTTATTAATAAAGTAATCGATTACTTTGTCAATCTGCATAATATTGTTTGCTTGTACAGTAAATGCACCGACTACTCTAGTTACATTAGGAAAACTCTTAAACACTTCGATGTTTTCTTCTATTTCGCTAAACTTGCCGTTGCCTCTAATATATTCGTAAACGTCATGTAAGCCGTCTATGCTTACGTTTACAGCTATGCTTTTAAACTTAGGCCAATAGTCGTGTATTGTTCTTCCGCCTTTAATACCTAGCGTTGTGCCGTTTGTAGCGTACTTTAGTTCTATGTTGTCGCCGTACTCTGCAAGTTTGTCTAGTATCTTGTAGTGATATGGATCCATTAGCGGCTCACCGCCAGCAAACTCTACACGTCTAAAGAACGGTAATAGTTTTTCAAATGATGCCCACCAGTTATCTGAGTTATCAAACGGTCCTATGTATTTTCCTGGAGTATCTACTAATGATTCTACAATAGGAATTAAAATATTGTCTTCTTTTTTATAAAATTCAGTAACTTGATCCCAGTCTTTCCAACTTGTGCTGTCTAACGGATTGCACATACGACACTTTAAATTACACAAGTTATTGAGCTTGATCTCCATAGTAGGAAACTCAAAAGGCATGTTGTAATCATCGTCTAGTGCGTCTAGTGCATCAGGGTATAAGTTGACCCTAGCTTCAGGTATTACCCCTGCTGTATGACGCTGTCGTAAGCTCTGTACACCCTGATCTTCTAAATCAAAGCAAGGTTTGCACACTTCAGGACGTTCGTCATTAAGTACTTGCCTGCGAACTTCACGCATAGCATCACCATTCCAAACTTCCTCTAGAGTTTCATTTTGAATATATCCAATCGGCGCACTACGGCAGCATACCTTAATAGCACCGTCTTCTCTAGTAGCTAATCCAGTAAATGGATGCATACAGAATGTGCAACTATTTGACTTCGCCAAGAGCCCACTCCCGTTCCTTACACCAAAAACATTCTCCGCATATTGGAATATCTTGTCCAGGTGTATATGATGTATAATCCAACTCTTTAAACTCTCCTTCACAACTTCGTGTAATGTCTAATAAGTCTTCTATGTTATTTTCATAATATTGTTTTATGATCCAGTCTTTAGTAGTATACACGAAAGGATGACAAATGTCAACTCCCATATGTTTCATTTGTAATGGTAATACTCCGTCATTACGTTCTTCTAATGCCCCAGGTATGTCTATATCTGGGTTCCTATTAACACCTGCAAACCATGCATCTAACTTATGTGCATGTGCAATAAACTCGTTGTGTGCTCTAAGTATAATTCTGTTGCCTGGTTTTAGCTTTCCGTACTCGTCAGTAATATATGTTGTGTGCGGTTCTTCCATTTCGGGAGGAATAAATCCTTCAATGTGTTCAATGCGATTAGAAAATCTTTTACAAAACCATGCAACTACATCCTGTGCAATATAACGCTGCCAAGGGCGTGTCTTCCACATGCGTATTTGTGTAGTAAAATATATGTCAGCATTAGTTTGTGACAATACAAGATATGCAAGCAATGCACTATCAGCTCCGCCACTAAGACTAATACCTATGCGTTTCCACGTTTGATCCAAATAAAGATTCATGCAAATACTTATATACTAAATATTTCATATTAGATAATATTGGCAGGGGTTATTATGCTACAGACATTACCATATACAGTTGATTCAACACTTCTTAGCGAAGCACGAGATTCTATCCCGTCAGTAGCGTCTAAACTAACAATTAACCAACCAACGGGTAATTTCTTTTACGACCCGTGGGAGATTAAAGAAGAATTTAAAGGCACTGTTTGGGAAACTCTTTTAAATACGTTGCCTTTGGATATAGGCGAAGCAAGAATCATTGTACTCAGTCACGGAACAACTTATATGTCTCATACTGATATTGATGATAGATATCATCTAAGTATTAAAGGACAATATTCTTTTTTAATTAATATAGACGATGAAAAAATGTATCCTACTATTAATGACGGACAATGGTATGAAATGAATACCGGGCTACGTCATGTAGCAGCAAATTTTGGATCTTACGATCGTGCTCAGCTTGTTATAAGAAAACTTTTGAATAATGCTAATTTAAAAAATTATACAAACATAACAATTAAGCCAGTATGTGAAAATCCTAGATTTGAATTTGATGACTTAATTAGTCCCTGGTTAAATAAAATAAACAAACAGCACTTAATTAATAATTTTAGTATTTTGCAAGACGGCGTTACATTTAATTTAGACACTGCCGCCATACATGAATTAGATAATATAGATATTAATAAATTTAAGGTAATAAAATAATGCATCATGTACTTTTCTTTTCGTTAACAGGAAAAAGATGGGAACGAGCACTTTGGCCACACCGTGTAGCTACATTTTTAAGAATGAATGACTGGGATGCCGAGGTAGTAGACTTTACAGCATTTTGGGAATTAGAAGAACTACAAGAGTTTGTGCGCAGTAGAACTACAAGTAAGACTGTTATGTTTTGTTTCGGCACTGCTTTCTTAAATCCTTGGAGCCCTTACTTAAATGATTTTATTGCTTGGTTAAAAAATGAATATCCTGATATTCCAGTGGTAGTCGGCGGCAACAATGCGTTAACAACTCCTGCTGACAATGTAGATTATTGGGTAGACAGTTACGGAGAAAATGCTATCCTTGCATTGTGTAAACATTTAATAGGCACATTAGGAGCTCCTCTGAGATCTGATCCTACTTTTATGGGAAGCAAAAATGTTCTTAGAGGATTGCATCACTACCCGTCAGCACCACTAGACAACTACCTTGTGGACTATGAAACACGAGACTTTATAATGCCGTATGAATGTCCTCAAATTGAAACTGCTCGTGGATGTATGTTTGAATGTAGCTACTGTAATTTTCCTCTGTTAGGCCAATCTAAAGATGTCAGTGTAAGTAAAGAAGAATTCAAACGACAGATGCAGACAGGGTACGACAAGTGGGGTATTAAAAATTGGCGTGTAATGGACGAAACATTTAATGATCGTCCTTCTAAATTACAAAAGTATGCTGACGCAGTAGACGAACTAGGATACAATCCTTGGATCTGCGGCTTCGCCCGCGGAGACTTAGTTGTTAAACATAAAGAGCACTGGGACACTTATATTAGATTAGGGTTCCTAGGACATAGTATGGGACTTGAAACTTTTAACAGAGAAGCAGGCAAACTTGTGCGTAAAGGTATGGATCCGGCACAAATACAAGAAGGCTTATTGGAGTTTCAAGAATATACAGATATTCATGCTCCTAAGAGATATAGGGCAAACATACAATTAATCTGCGGCATACCAGGAGAAACACACGAATCTTGGCATAGTTCATTAAATTGGTTAAACACTAAATGGAATAGACAAAGTGCCAGCGCACATATTTTAGAAATTGGCGATTATGACGAAAGCCTTACAAACCAAAGCCGATTTACTAAACAACTTAAAGACAACGGCTTGTTGAAGATCGAGGCTAAACAAAATCCAGGGTATGACGTATATAAAGATGCTAACGGAAATGTTGTCTTTCAGTCTACTACTCCACGAGGCGGCGGCGTAGGAAGTACACGAAATGATATTGTTATATGGAAACACAATACTATGGATTGGTACCAAGCGCAGAAATTAGTAAAAGAATTTTATTCGGATGATGGGTTTATTGGACTTCGAGGGTGCAATCCGTTTTTATCAGATAGATTATTTGTGCTAACAGAAGCAGAACGATATGAAGATATTTACGATATAAACATGTCACAGACAGATACTAACGATCCTAAGTTTAAAACTTTTGTACAAAATTACATCGATAAAAAATTAAATCATACACTTAGTAATTAATATCCGATTATGTGAAACATAAACTTTGGAGACATGCCTGCATTAATACCACTATGCCACTCGTTATGATTATTCCAACGAAATATTGATCCTCGAATACAGTCGTACAAATAATCTTCCCCTAGCATAAAAATATGTCCAGGAGTTTTATTTCCTAGTAACATACTGTAGCGTTTAATTTCGCCTCTTTTTAAATATTCTTGTTCATTATCGTCAACGTCCCAATGCCACGGAGCGTAGTATCCTGGATCAACTTTACTAATCCATGCACGATGCACACCTTTTAAATTTAGATGATCTGAAACATCATCAACAAACTGTTGCGGAAATTGTTCGTTAGGATAATAGTTTGTCCACTTCATAGCATCAGCATTAAAATTAGCTTCCTTCCAAATAGCATGTATTTTTCCATACTCGCTATTGTCTAAGTTCCAGCGACTTGGATCAGTAGTAACGTCTGACCCTTGTTTGTCTTTTAATGCTGTTGTTAGATCTTTGTGATCATAAACATTAACAAACGTACAGCTCTTTAAATTATTGTGGTCCATAACTATACTTATCATACATTTACAATCGATAAGTATAGTTATGGATACGAGTAATTGGAATTATTATTACAAAAGAACAGCTGAACGTGTAACAGCATCATCTAATATGTTATACACAGCCTTAATGAATCCAAATAAAGATATTTTATGCAAACACTATTGTATTAACGAAGATTATCAAGGCCCTCAGTCTGGAATGACACAAGAGATAGTAGATTTCTTTTTTGAAAGAGAAGTACGTTTTTTAGAAGAGCTACAACATTTGAGCTGCACTCCTAAACTTTTAGAAATTGATCGTGCTAATAATAAAGTTTTTATAGAATGGAACACAGAAACATTATCGCAAATAATATTTGATCCAACTAGGTCAATTGATAAAGAAATTCCTAGTTGGAAGGATCAACTGTATAGTGTTGTAAAAGAATTTAAAGATAATGGTTATTATAAACTAGCACTCTATCCACATTGTTTCTTTATAAACAAAGACGGTATTTTAAAAATTATTGATTATTACTCAGTTGTGCCGCATGACGATTATTTTATTGAAAGAAAATTAATTGCAGGCATGATTGGTACTGAAGGGTCTTATAGATTTGATCAGTCGGAAGTTAATGGCGTAATTGATCTTAAAAACTTCTTTAATCTTACAATGAACATACACTTGCCGAAGTGTTGGCCCGACTGTCCATTCCCAGAGTTTTTTAATAAATTATATTAATCGTGTAATGTAATTTGTAACGTAAGCCTAGGAGTGTATCCAATGTTAGTAGGCCCGTGTATACATTCAGGATCACTCCATTCGTATAAATCACCTGCTTTATAGTTAGATAACATTTTATCATCATATGCAAATATGTGTCCAGGCTCCCAGTCTTGTAAGAACATAGTGTATCTTACAAAATTAGTAAGTTCGGTTAAATGCGGATCGACATGCATTGCTTGAAATTCCCCAGGGTATAGTTTTACAAACCACCAAAACTGATATTTTCTAGTATCTGGTAAATCAGGATACACAAAGTTGTATCCTTCCATTTCTGGTGATCCTGCGTTAAGCTGATGGAAGAAAAACTTATTATTTGAGTATCCTGGTCTTGCCATTTCTCTAAACTTTTCTAACGTTTCATTGCCTGTCCAGCGATCAGGTTGCCATACTGGAGTCGTCTCGCCTTGTTTACTGTTTAACATTTCTATAATGTTATTTTCAATAATCCAATCTGCATAATTACCTATATAATTCATTTTAATCTCTTTCGTATGTGCTAAAATGAAAAGTTAATCTTTTGGAATAACTTATATTACATGCACCGTGAATTTCATTTGCGTCAGGATATTGAAAAATATCACCTTTTTTATAATTAGTTAGTACTTGATCTTTGTATTGAAAGATGTGTCCTGGAACATACTCTTGCATAGCAATCCAATATCTTTTGCACTTTTTAAAACTGTGAGTATGAGGATCAGTGTGCATAGGCATAAAATTTCCAGGATTCATTTTAATACCCCACCAAATATTATCTAAGTGACTGTCAAATGGTATTGTAATTTCAAACGGAAAAGTGTGTGATTCGTAAATGTACCAATACGTGCTAGTTAAGTCATACCCTGCGGAAGTAGCAATTTTAAATTCTTCACTGTCTGGATTAGGTCCACCACCGGGTCTGCTAGTTCCGTCGTTATTAGACATAAACTCAACATATTCGTCTTTAACCCATTCTTTATAATTACCTATGAAAATCATATTCGTATATACTACCTTTCATCAACTTATAAATATTTATTAATACACTATATTATAATTGTGAGAATTGGAACTTATGAAAGAACTTGTAATTGTCGGCGGCGGCACAGCAGGATGGTTTGCAGCAGGGTGGCTATCAAAACAACACAAAGATATAAACATTACAGTTATTGAATCTCCTGACATTCCAAAAATTGGTGTAGGCGAAAGTGTCACTCCGCATGTGGCATTATTTTTTGATTATCTTGATCTTCCGTGGCAACAGTGGATGTATGAAACCGGAGCAATATACAAGTATGCTAATAAATTTGTTGACTGGAAAACTGGTAACGGAGAATACGAATATTTCAGTTTTGCACCTAATGTTGATGCTAAGTTTATGCATAAAGATACAAGTCAGCCTATGTCTAAAGAAGATTGGCATGTAGACTTATCTAGAACTAGACTCACAGACTTAATTTTAGATCTTAATACTAGCAAAGACTTTTCACGCTTTGATCAGTATTTTGATAGTCAGTATCATTATATGGAAAAAAATACTGCACCGTATATTGGAAAAGAATATCTTTTGAATCCATTGTTTAGTTGGAGTCAACATATAAATGCAGACTTAGCATCTGACTTTATAAGAGACAATATTGCATTGCCTAACGGTGTAACACATATAAAAGATAAAGTTGTCGATGTTGTATTTGAAAACGAAACAGTAAAGTCTTTAATTTTAGAATCTGGAAAAACTATAACTGCTAATTTTTATTTAGATGCTTCTGGTTTTAATCGTGTACTTATTTCTAAATTAGGATGGAAAGAAAAGTTGTATGAAGATAATCCTGTTGACAGCGCCTGGGTGTGTCAACTAGATTATAATGATCCTGAAAATGAGATGGTTAATTACACACAAAGTATTGCTAAAAAACATGGCTGGTTATTTAAAATAGGGTTGTATCATCGAATGGGTACAGGCTATTGCTTTAGTTCTCAGCATGTAAGTGACGACCAAGCGTTGACAGAATATTTAGAAATGATCGGGCCAAATGCGCTCCGAAAAGAACCTCGTTTAATTAAATGGAAACCATCTAGGCTAGAACAAACTGCAAAGGGCAATGTTGCAGCAATTGGTCTTAGCTCCGGATTTGTTGAGCCAATGGAAGCAAATGCATTATATATAATAATTAACAGCATACAATTATTTTCAAAATCTCTCAAAAGTTCAGACTTTACAGAACTAAATGAAAAAATGGCATATGCATTAGATGATATTGCAGATTTTATTAAGGTGCACTATTCTTTAAGTCAGCGTACTGATTCTAATTTTTGGTTAGATATGCAACAGCAGGGAATAAAGAACAATCATAAAGATCTTATGTATGAAAAATACATAAACGATAAAAATTTGATGATTAATTCTATTAGTGGATATACTATGTTTCCAGATTATATGTGGGCCCAATTAGCACACGCCTGGGATATTGACACTAAAAAATGGTATAAACCGCCTACAGAATTAGATTTAAAACTTACTAAAATTAATTTAGAAGCACAGGAAGCAAAACATAATTTAGTAAGTTCTGTTTCAAAAAATAATTATCAATGGTTAAAAGAAAATATATTTAACAATTTAACATATAGCGAATGGAGTAGTAAACGAGGATTATAAATGAAAATAGGAATAACAGGTCATACACAGGGGTTCGGAAAGTCTTTATATGATGTTTTTAACTCTCAAAAACATGATACTTTAGGATTTAGCAGAAGTAACGGGTTTGATATTGGAAACAAATTAGTTAGAAAGAAAATTATTAACGAAATAAAAGACATTGATGTTTTTATTAATAATGCATATGATCCTCAAGGCCAGTTAGACATTCTTGAAGAAGTTTTAAGCTGCTGGTCCGGTACAGAAAAGATTGTTGTAAACGTTTCGAGTATAATAGTAAATAAGGAAATTCCCTATTTTGAAGGAGAGTTAGCGGTATACAGAGAATCAAAAATTAAATTAAACAATATAATAAAAAATTATAAAGGTTCTGTAAAAATAATAAATATTATACCGAGCTTAATGAATACTAACTTTGATATTATACCTATTAACTTTGATAGATCTAATAGTATTGATACAGATGCTCTTGCAGAATTGATATATACTATGATTAAACATCATAACAACTTTTTTATAAAGGAAATAATTGTAGATAACAATGGAACATTTAAAAGTAACCTCTAATAAAGGCGATCTCAATGTCAGTTGGTACAATAAAGATAAGTTAGCCTGGTATGCTACTCAACAAGGCGGCTGTTATTTTGCAGATCTTAAAGATACTAACTGGAAATCACCAGATAAATTTATACCAATACATGATGCGAATTTTCATAATTGGCATCAAGAACAATGGCGGCAGAGAGAAGAAATGTCTGTATTCGATATACCGGATGGTGCAAAAATTATTGATATTGGCTCTGGTGCGTCAGTTATTGATTTATTATTATATTCTTATATCCCAAATTCTATTTTTTATTTAATTGATAAAGAGGACGAATGGCCGAATTCTGTTCATCCTTTAGATGTTGTATACACTGAATACCATCCGTTTTATCATTCGTGGAATACAGTTTTAGATGCAATCACTACTTCGAAGTTTGATTCTGATAGATTTAATTTTCTTAGCCCAGATAACAATTTTCCAGAAGATGTAGATTTAATTATGTCGTCGTTTTCCTATTGTTTTCATTATCCTAAGGATCAGTACTGGGAGAAAATTTTAAATTCTCTTAAAAAAGGCGGCAACTTATTTTTAGATGTAAGATTGCTACCTGATAGAAATATAATTGAAGAAATAAGTGAAGACTTAAAAAGTAAGCCAACGATGATTAAAATTCCTACTCTATCTAATTATTTAGATAGCCCTCCTAATGTAGAATTAGATACAGTTGCTTATCGTTGTTTATGGAAGAAAAATACTTAAACATAAATATTAATTAAACATGCAAAGGTTAAAAAATGAATAAATTTGATCCCTCAATATTAAGATTACAAGATAGCAGTTATGTAGGCCAATATGAAAAAACAGATTGGAGTGATATAATTGAACAACTTGATACTACTACTAAACCTCTTACTGTGCATCAAAATACACCGGCATATGAAGATCAATGGGATAGTAATCCGTTATACCAACAAATGTATTCGTCATGGGTAGAAAATAGTTTTAATCCTGACAGTATTAAGTGGCGTAGTTTTTATCCAGGAGTACACTTTGACAAATTAGTAGTCGATGCAATGGCATCTCATTTAGAATTAGATACTGTTCACAGTTGTTGGATTAGTCGTATTGATCCGGGATTTTTTGCACCATTACATTGTGATCCGTTTGTTGACGATATTCATGATACAGAAAAGGGCGAACTTAAACGTTATGCAATTTTTATAACCCCTTCGGAATTAGGACACATCTTTATAATAGGCCAAGACCATTTATACAATTTTCCAGTAGGTACTATTATTAAATGGAACAATCCTAATGAGTTACACATTGGTATTAACGGAAGTATGAAGACCAAATATATGGTTAATATTTTAGGTTATTAACTAGCTTTGTCATACATAACTAGTTGTAAAGTATATCTAGGCTTAAAACTAATATTTATAACACCATGAAGTGTTTCTGGATTATTCCATTCATAAAGGTCTCCTTTTTTATAGTTTACACTTAGATTATCGTCGTATATAAAGGCATGTCCAGGATGGTAATCTTGTAAAAACATTGTATATCGTTTTGGATTTGTTAGCTTTTTTGCACTAGCAACATTTGTAAATTCTGGATCATCGTGTGCTACCCCTAACAAAATTGCATCGTAGTGCATGAACTGAAATTCGCCAGGATTTAATTTAGTAAACCACCAAACAATAGATGCCTGTGATGGTATAAGATTGGGTAAGGTAAAATTAAAATTTTCCATGCAATCAGTTTGACTATAAAAAACATGGAAAAAATTATTTGGTATTGTATCGCCGTAATAGTTTTGCCCAGCAACACCGACTTCTTCTAATAACGGATGCCCTCGAAATCTATTACGATCCCATACCGGAAGTTTACTACCAGTATTATTTGTTAACAGTGACATTAATTCGTCAGATATCCACTCCGATTCGTTGCCTATATATTCCATATTAATCATTTAAATCTCTCCAATCAAATACGCTGTCTAATGTATCGTAATATTCTCGTTCTCTAAATCGTATAACAAGCACTTTTCTAGTTTTGTTGTTACTAGAGTTATCAACTCTATGATATATGTTTGATTTAATAAATGTAGGTTGGTCCATTACAGTACTGCCGATAGGTTCAGGCTCATATCCGTCTTTAACAAAAGAAACAAAAAATTTATAGGGAAATTGAGCTCGTTCGTAGTAATGTATATTTTCCATATCGTCGGGAACACTATCATTTGAATACCAATAGTTTATCGAATCTGTAGAATTTTCTATCGGAATGATTAATACATATTGATGAGATATACACATATCGCTAGGCACTTTGCCGTTGTCTTTTCTAAGCCCATCAATGTGTATTTTTGTTTTTTCGTTTGGTGGAATAAAATATACACTGACTTCGTTTACTTCTAGTTGTGCTCTAGGCAGTAAAAAACTTTTAGCCACTGGTAGTGAATCTAATGGTACGTGTATAAAAAAATCACCTCCTAGTCCGTCTAGTACGTTTGGGTTAGTTTCGAAATAGTCTAAAACTTCATTTTGTATCTGTGGCAGTTCTTGAATTTTAATCTTTTGGTATAAAGTATTTTTATCCATTTAATATTCTCCTAAATGATCAACTCCGAGTGTTTTACGGAATTCGTCTGTAAATTCACCGTCTACTCGTAGTGCATAGCTTTGTTCCATTATGCGATCTCCGCCGTGCCAGTCTTGATCGTTCCACCAAGCTGCTCGAGTATTAAGATATGTTTTGTTTTTAGTTTCCGGATCCCATATATAAAACGGTTTTTTGGTATTAGGACGAATGTGTATAAATTCGTTTTTATGCGGAAAGCTTTCGTTCATGCCATTCTTAGCATCTAAGTCTCTGTGCTCAAAAGGAATACCGTCTGCATCACAATGGAAGAAAATAACTCTACCGATGTGTTTGAATATGTTTTGATTGATTAAATTTTCAACCCAATTAACTGTTTCAGGAAAATATTGTGCTTCTTCAGTTAACTTTCGTTCTGCCGTTCTGTCGTCCCAACTGCCTTCTTCCCAAAGGAAATAATAAATGTAAGGATCGTATGCCCCCATTGCCATTTTTAGAAAACGAGTAAAAATATTACGCTGTTTATAATCACTAAAGTCTTGTGGCATAATTTTAGCTCCAGCTTGTTTAATTGGATCTTCATCAGGTAGCTGCTGCCATTCTTCTAGTGCTTGATATATAGGTTTCCAATTATGAATATAGCTCATGTCTTCAAATGTAAATCCCGGAGTCATCCAAGTTGCTTCTTTTGCATATTCTCTTGCTAATGCGAAGCCTGTTATAATTTCAGGCTGTAATTTTTCAAATCCGTCCATATCGATATATTGTTCCATATCAAAATACGGTATTCCGTCAATTCCTCTATTTGCCATAATTGTCTATCCATTCCTTTGGTATTGTATCTAGTAGTGGTAGTTTTTTATTAATTGCTCCGTCTCTAAGAAGTACTTGATGCACTAACGGACTTGGGGGCTTCCCAGGTAATATGTCTGCAATTGCCTCTGTCTGTACTTCACTTAGATCTAGTGTTTCTGCACTTGGCCACTGTATAATTTTAGTAGCCAGACCGTTGATTCTTACTGGATAATGTGCTCGATTACCGGATTCAGGTTCTCTTTCAAAAGTATATCCTTTAGATTTACAAATTTCTTCTGTAGCATTAAGTAAATCACTTAAAAACACTTGTTCGTTGTCTTCTGGAGACCTTCCAATATCTACACCACAACGAATCCTAAACTGGTTACAATACTTAGTACCAAAACTAATAAGTTCATCAACACAATCTTCTAGTTGTGTAAGATTTAACAAGGTGTATGAAATATTTTTAATTGGAAGATTATACTTCATCATATTTTTTATACCTTGCATTTGTTTCTTTCGTACTACAGGCCCTTGGTAGTCTGTGTGATTTAACCCAATAGTCCACATAAGATCTTGTATACCTTCAAACTTTTTTGCATAGTCTTCTTTGTGCATATTAACGCCGTTAGTTAATACCATTATGGTACGTTTCTTTCCGGGAAGATTGTGTATACGGTTTATAATTTCAGGTAGGTCTTGTCTTACTGTAGGTTCAGCTCCTACAAGTGCAACAGGATATCCGTCATCAGGCCAGGATTGAATTTTATCAAGCATAGTTTCGATTGCAGGATCAGTTGATTTATTATCAGGCATTTGGTAACAATGCGGACAAGTTAAGTTGCATCTATTAGTAATTTCTATAAAATAGCTTTGTAATGCATGTCTATGGTAAACATAATTGTTATAAAACTCTGCATCTAGTTCTACTAGATGTGTTGATTCTCCGTGCTCCGGACACGTTTTAGTTAACCAAATGCTATTGTTTTTTTCGAATCGAGTTGCCGAAACGTGTCTATAACAATGGTGACATATCGACAATGTATTTTTGATATTATTCATTACTTAATATCCTTGGGTCGTTTTCTAGGATCGTTAATAGTGTAATCAAACTCGGTAAATTCAACAGGCCCAGACCAGTTTGTTTTCCAGTGACTAGAACCAATTTCATCTACTGATTTTATATGATAAAACTCTGGAGTTAAATCGAGCCTTTTTTGGTTATTGTTTATAAATGCATCTCTAAGAATAACTTGATGTACAAAGTTAGTAATAGGACCGTCCTGAAAGTTAGCCCATGGCCCAGTATTAAGTTCTTCCATATCGATATTACGAACATCGGGCCATTGTATAATTCTTAAGGTAACTCCTCTCCAGTTATACATTACATGATATGGATTATCGTCATACGGAGTTGCTATTAATTCGTCTCCGACAATTGATCGAATCTTTGCTAACGTTTTACTTAAAAAATTTCTATTCTGGTCACTACTTCTACCAATAAAACTTCCAAGTCTAATTCTTACTAATTTAACGCCTTGCGTAGCAACTTTTTCTATTTCCTCTAATATTTCCGGAATGTGGTCAAGATTTTCAATAGTGTAACCAAAATCGTCTAATGTTCCAGTTGCTTCTAAGATATTGTTAATTCCTCTTAGTTGCTTTTTGTGTACTTTTTCTCCTTGATATGACCAATGATTAAGTCCAATTGCCGCAGTAATATTACGTCCTTCCATTAGACGTTTTGTAAACTTCATATCTGCAAATCTTAATCCGTTTGTAAGCAGTCTAGTTTGACCATATTTTTCTGCTAGTGCATGTGCTAGAGGAATAATATCATTATACAGTGTACATTCAGCACCTGCTATCATAGGCATATGCCAATCTGGGTAAGTATCTACTTGCGACAACACAGTTTGTAACGGCTCGTCTATATATTTGTTATCGGGTAATTGATAGCAATGGGGACAATTGAGCTGACATTTATTAGTTGCTTCGAACATTAATGCTCGGATATTGCCTGTTTTTTGTTTGGTTATTCCGTAGTAAAATTGTGCATCGATTTCAACAAGTTCTTTTTGTTCCCCATGATCTTGACATTTTTTAGTTAACCATATTTTATCTTCATCTTCGTAGACAATGGCAGGCACGTGCCTATAGCAATGATTACAGAGACTAATTGTATCGTGAATGAACTTCATATAAATATTTACCAATAAATAATTATATGACATATATTATTGAAAACTTTTTTACACCTGAACAATGTAATACTGCTTTAGACACTATTAATAGTTTAGAAACAGATTGGAAAAAATGTCATCATACTAGTATGTATATTTTAGGCAATAGTCTTTTTCGAAAGTTTAATATTAATAATGAAAACATAACCTACGGAACTTATTTTGACGATAATACATATTTTTTTGAATCTGCAGAATTATTAAAAGAAAAATTAAAAACACAATTTAAAGAGGTAACCTATACTAAAAATTTTAGTCGTCCGGGATTTCAGTTAATAAAACGTAACGAAGATAGCCGTCCGTCAGTATGGCATTACGATAATATGATAACCTGTTTTCCTTACGAACTAGAGTTTAAAGACTATAATAATGATTTTTCTAATTATTTTGATGAATATTATATCTTTACTTTGATGTTATCAGACGAAATTGGAAGTTTTGACTACTATTCAGAAACAGAATCAACATTTGGAAAAGATATTTACCAAGCATCGACAATCACTCCTATATGTAAACAACATGTAAATCTGGTAGGCGACAACTGTTCTAATTTAAATTGTAATCTTAAAGATTATAAAACACTTTATTATAATAAAGGTTCGTTATTAGTACAAAATGATCGTGTTCTGCACAGAGTTGGGAATAGAGATATCAACGGCAACAACACAATACGTGCTACATTGCAAACTTATGGAGTTGTTAAAAACGAAATTCTTTACTTGTTTTGGTAAACGATAAAGGTAAAAAGCTCGTATCCTACTTTTTCTCTAAGGACATTATAATTATATAAACGAGTTTGTTCTTTAACTTCGGATATATTATAAGCTGCTTTGAAAGAATTTTTTACATCGATGTCAAAATGATTTTGTATATATTTTAATTTTTTAGGTCTTTCTAAATCGCATACTAAAATATTTTCTGATAGTGTATTAATTAAACTCCAAAAATTTTTGGTGTTGCTTATGTGATGTAATACACGATTAGCAATTACAACATCAAATGTTCCTTTAGCATTGAAAAAATTATCTTGAATAACTGTTATACGATCTTGTAAATCGTTGTCACTAATATTTTTATTAGCTATTTTTATCATAGCACTACTGCCTTCGTAGCAAGTAGCAGTTAGATCCGGATGCACCTTGCATAGCTCTATTATAAAGTTTGCTGTTCCTGATCCTAAGTCAATAATAGAGCCTTGAAATATTCCGATATATGTGTTGTATATTTCTATAAATTTCGATAATGCATTTTCGTTATCTACAAGAGATTGATTATAAGTACTGCATTGTTCTTCGCTCTCCATTAATTCGGGTTCAGGAATTCTTTTAAGCATTATCGATATTTCTTTGGTAATGTATCAAACAACGATTTTCTTTCATTGACTGCTCTATCTCTTAATATAACTTGATGTAATAGTGGACTTTTTGGTTTTCCTGGAACTACAGTTGCCCAAGACTCGGAATAGATTTCTTCAAAGTCTATTGTTTTAACATCGACCCATTTAATAAATCTATGTGTAATTCCGTTTATTCTTACCAAATAATGTGTGCGATTTCCGTTTTTTTCATCTACTTCCCACGACCAACCTTTTTCATTACATACACGTTCTGCTGTTTTGACTAGCTCTGATAAGTAATGTTCTGGTTCATCTTCGTCTGGAGTGCGTCCAATTTCAACACCTAGCTGTATTCTTGCATCGCTGCACACTCCCTTACGATGCCATTCTTGAATTTCTTCTAGAACATCATCTAGCTGATTCATAGTACCTAATGTGTAAGTAAAATTCTTAATAGTAAGTCCTAGCTCAATGCAGTTGTCTATGCCTATTTGCTGTTTTTTTCTAATAACACCACCGTTATAATCTGGATGGTTAAGACCAATGGTCCATGTTAACCCTTCTATGCCTGCAAATTTTTCTGCATATGCACGTTTACCTAAATTTATTCCGTTAGTAACAACCATTAGCCATCTTGGCTTTTCAGTTAGTGCTTGTATATCTTTTACAATGTCTGGTAAGTCTTTTCTTGTTGTAGGTTCGGCTCCTACAAGTGCAATAGCCATATCATCTGGCAGTTTTTTAGTTTGGTTTATTATTGAAACAATTGTAGGATCTATTGACAGATTGTCTGGCATTTGATAACAATGGGGACAATCTAAGTTGCATCGATTAGTTATCTCAAACCAGAAAGTATTAGGCAATCTACGTTCATATTTGAAATTAAGATAAAACTCTGCATCTATTTCTACTAAACATTCATGGTATCCGTGCTCAGGACATGTTTTACTTAACCATATCTGGTTGTCTCTTTCAAATCGTACTGCTGGTACATGTCGATAACAGTGTTCACACATTGATAATGTATCTTGTAGTTTATTCATTAAGCACTCACATTTTAATTATATACTCATATTTACCTATAAATACCAGTGAGGAACAACGTTATGGATTATGAATATTATTGGAACAATGTGCCAGGTGCTGGACTTTGTAGGAACAATTTAATCTACACTAGTTTAGTAAATACACAACAAACTGAATTTGTACAATGGTATTATAACGATCAAGGATATCATAAAGGACAAAATCAAGTAGTTGATCCTGCACTAATGGAATCAAAATGGCTGCGCGAAGTTAAGTATATTACACAAATGAGTGAAAAATATCCCGAGTTAGTTCCTATAATAAAAAATATTAGTCACACTGAAAGAAAATTACATTTAGAAATAGAAGGTCCTGATTTTTGGGAACTTGCAAAATGTGACCAAGCAAACTACGATAGTGTATTACCTGACTGGCAAGAACAGATGCTAGACATAATTCAAGCGCACAAGAGTCTAGGCATTTACAAATACAGTATGCATCCTAGCAGTTATTTTGTAGTAAATGGAAAGCTTAAAAGCATTAACTATTTTTTTGCGTATAATGAAGAAGAAGGTCCTATTAGCATAGCAGATCATTCTAGTCATATATACAGCACACGGCAAGAAGAAATGCGTAAACACATTGAATCGTTAGGCATTGACTGGCATGCACCGCAGCCTTTAAATTTATTAGAACAACTATGTTGGGAGAGTTTTAGAAAGAACTTTCCTAATGACTTTATAGAGAAAGCTAAATGTATAAAATAATCCCTTGGAGTGAAGACTTAGAATTATCTAAATTTTATGAAGGTGCTGCTGCACGTGGGTTTGAAAATAATTCATCTCAACATATGCTGGTAGATTGTTTTCGTAAAGAAGCTAAATGGCAAACTTGGATATTATATTATAATAATGCAGCAGTAGGAAGTGTAGCAGCACATACATTCGACGATGTTATGGGTCCTAATACATTTAGAGTTGCAGCTAGGACATGTGTGTTTACAGATAAATTACCGCTAGATAGTTTACGAACACGTAATCAGATTGTCACACATCAACATGCAACCGGACAATTTTTAATTCCTGCTTGTTTAGAATGGCTTCCAGAAGGAGCTAGAGCATTTATAACTTCTAACGAAAATGAAGCAGGCACACAGCGTATAGTACACAGAGTATTTGCTCCTGCTATGGAAAAGACAGGTCAAATGAAACGTATAAAAGATGTGTTTTATAGAGGCACCAATCAAACAGTGTGGGAAATTTTTCCAGACAAGTTTTTTGAAGAATTAAATAAACATCCTAGATGGTAAAGTGAGGTAAGTTGTGCAAGAAAGTGCAGAAGATTTTTTAAAACATTTAAAGAAAGATTTACATCAGCATATAGATGCTTTTAAAGAAAAAACTCGATCTTTTAAGATAGGTCATATAGAGGATATTGATAAGTTTTTTGACGAATACTTAGGTAAACTATTTGACAGTAAAACTGATCAAAGAATTTTTGATTCTATTAAAACTTTATGTTTCCTAGAACCGAGTCATGTAGAAGGTTGTAAAGCATTGCTTGACAGAATGGTTTTACTAGAACAAATGCCAAAAAATGCTGTAGTAGCAGAGATAGGTGTTGATAGAGGTCGTTTTGCAGAACGTATATACGAAGTTACACAACCTAAAAAATTACACCTAATCGACTTATATCAGTTTGATTATCAATTAGAGTCAATAAACGATATTTTTGTTAATAAAGAAAATATCGAAATACATCAATCAAATTCTAAAGAAGCGGGTAAATTATTTAAAGATGAATATTTTGATTGGGTTTATATTGATACTGATCATACCTATGAAACAACAAAAGCAGAACTTAATGCATTTTCATCAAAAATAAAGCCCGGCGGATTTATATCAGGTCATGACTACTTTCAGGTTGGTGTATCAAATGGGTTTTCATACGGTGTAATGAGTGCAGTACACGAATTTGTAGTTATCAATAACTGGAAACTATATGCTGTTACACTAGAACCTTTAGAAAACCAAAGTTTTGTTATACAAAAGCCGGATAATCAAAAGTAGCACGATGTACACGTCTAGTATTCATTGAATCAAAATGTAGTCTTTTGTGTACACCCATCCACTGATCACTTAATGAAACATCACCAGTTTTCCATTCAAGTATGTGACAATACTTATCTTGTGTAGTAAAGTTGAATAATGGCTCGGCAATTTCTAAACTTTGTTCTCTAGTCATTCCTTCAAATCTTTCAAACTGATGCAAACTTAAAAATAATCCTGTTTCTCCAATCTGGTTAGTATGTACTAGTGGAAATGGCACATCATCGTATATTGTTCTATTTTTAAAATTTTCTTGTGTACGTTCTACACTATGATTAACATTACCAAATGTAATAACTTTTAAGTCTTTGATACGATCTTTTGTATCGCTGTCTAAGTCCTTGTATGCTTCTATAGTATTATTCCAAATAGTTGTACTACCTTCGACGCCTTGTTCTGCATATAACCAAGCAACACCCGAGCCAGGTCTAGCATGTGGGCTTTCGTTATGCCATAGCATTTCCTCTTTGTGTCCTGCTATACTATTTTCTGTTACAAGACCTATGTAACCTTCTTTGTCTAATGCACTACGGTCAAATCCTGGAGTGTTAGGTTTGAATAACACGTATGGATTAGGAAACATTTTTACAATTTCTGCTTCTCTTTCTACAGATAAGTTCTGATTTCTTATAGTAACAGCAGTGTGTTTTGCACACAAGTTAACAAGGTCTTTAATTTCTTGTGCAGTAGCAGTATTTAAATCAATGCCTTCAATTATTAGCATTATTATATCCTAACGTAGGAATATCATCCCATTTATTATTATCTAAATTATTAAACTCGTCAACAAATCTAAAAACGTTATCAACAGAAAGTGTTTTTAATATGTCTAACTTGGCGTCCCACCATTTTGTTTTTAACAGCATCTCTTTAACATTATCAGGAAATCTATCTCTAATAACTTTATTTACTCCGCCGACAATAGTATATGGTTCTACATCTTTAGTTATAACAGCATTTGCAGCAACGACAGCACCATGGCCGATAGTAACTCCGGGCATAACAATAATACTGTCACCTAAATACACATCATTACCTATGATAACAGGCCTGGCATTCATTTCTTTAACATCAGTTTGTTCTCTAGTAATGTTTAGCATAGCAAGTTCTTTGTCGGTATAATTGCTTTTTTTAGCCATTATAGTATCAGGATTTATACTAACTCCTGAAAAATTATGCATACCGGCAGCAATAGTACAGCGATAACCTATACCGCTATGTCTTCCTATAAAAATATTGCACCGCATATAGCCACTACTGCGTATACTCGAATATGCCCCAATAAAAATTTTGTTAGGTGCATCTTGAAAACTAGGAATATTATTCATTATTCCTTTTTCAAACAAGATTCCGTTTAGATAATTATCGTCTAACCTTCTTATTCTATGGAAGTCTAATTCATCTCTATTTAATATTTTGTCTGCATTAAGAGATGATTCGAAAAACAATTTTTGTTTAATTTCAATATTCATAAAGATATTTATACCCTGTATTAGGATGATAAATATGTTTATGGATTGGAATAACATTAAAGCAGCAGCAGTAAATATTGATGTTGACTGCGAAAGATTAACACAAGAGTTAAAATCTATTCCAGAAGATTTATGGGACAGTGGCAAAGATACTGTATCTAAAACTTCATGGAATACTATTTGGATAAGAACAAATGACATTACAGAATTTTCTGATTTTAAAACTGCAAAACGTATTCAACATTCTGAATGGCAATGGAGAGATGATTTAAATATTACATATATAAAATCTTTAGTAGAATCACTGCCAATTAAAACTATAGGAATGATACGTGCATTTATCTTAACAGGTCCTCTGCCGATTCATATAGATAGTAACTCTACTACACCAGAAGAACTTGATTACAATTTAGCATTAACTATAGCATCTAAACTAGAAGTGCCTATGACAATGGCCGGCGATATTAAAGTTAAGGAACACAATATATTTTTTAATGATAGTATTCCGCACGGCTTTCCAGACGCAGTAGGCACACAGATGAGTATAAGAGTCTTTGGAGATTTTGAGTACGATAAATTTGAAGTGGACACTGTGTATGAGTAATTTAGAATATTTAGACTTGCCTAAAATACCAGACTATTTACTAGTTGACATATATCAGACTATTAGAAATACTTCTGCGGCAGATAGGCACTCTAATAAAGAAGGCACGGATGCAGAAAAAAATGCTGCATGGAATAGTATAAAGGCAAGCGATAAGCTAAAACAGTTTGTAGCAACGTTGTTTCAAGAAGAACACGATGTTCATATTTTTGTTTTATCTGCAGACTTGCCTATGCACAAAGATAATACAAGAGATGTAGCATACAACTATGTACTAGAAACAGGCAATGCTCTTACTAATTTTCACAATGATGACGGAAATGTAATAGAATCTCATTCTATTACTACCTTTCAGTGGCATAAACTAGATGTTTCGACATACCATAGTGTATCTATTCCGAATGGTCCTAGGGTAGTAGTGAGTGTATCAATACACTGGGATTAAATTGTTTTCCAAGTAGACCCAGTTGATTGATCTTTCCTACGTAAAAATTTTCTAGTTTGCACATCAAAGATATCGCCTGTAGCAAATCCATTAATAATACATTCGCCGTCATCTAAAAAGTCTACAGTGTAACCTTCCTTTGATGCAAAATCAAATTTTTCAGAATTATAACCTATAAACACAGGTGGTGGCTGTTCAGTCATTCCGTACCAGTTAGCAACGATACCAACACCTTTAGCAAGAAAGTCATTAATCATTTCTTGTGGCACAGGCCCGCTTCCGGTAACCATGTAACGAACACTAGACATGTCAAGATTGTTCCATTCGTTTACTTCTTTAAGTAATTCCCAGTGTCTAGGAATAAGTGCAATGTATGTTGGATTTATTTGTTTAAATTTTTCTATATAACTAGCAGCCTCAAACTTAGCTGATACTAACTGAGCGCCGGCTCTATAGGCTGGCATTGCTGTTATAGTATAGTGAGCTATTGTATTTGCTGGAAACACGTCTAATACAATGTCGTTACTAGTAAGCCCAATTTCTTCTATAGATTTTTGTATGCATGACTCGATATATTCCCAAGAGTGAATTACTGTCTTAGGTGCTTTTGTTGTTCCGGAAGTTAATAAAGTTAATGACATAATAATATATATGCAGTCAAAAAAATACCAGCTCTAAGACTGGCATTTTATTTTAATATTTTAAGCTATTAATTTAAGTTAGCCCAGCCGGTTATAGTACCATCTGTATTGCCTTGAAACTTGGCAACATCAGTTACGAACACTATCATTCCTGCTTCGGGTGCAGTAATTAGTGCATCTCTTGCTGTTGTATCGGCTACAACAATCATTTTAAATATTGGACCTTCTAATGCACCGTCACCTCTGAGCGTCATGTGATTAAACCCAGTCGGATCGCCATTTTGTCGTAGTAAAGTTCCTTTTCCGTCACCAGCATTAGCCATTAAACGCAGCCCTGATTTAGGATATGTTTCACTAAAGTTTGCACCAGCGTCCCAAAATGTTTGTTGTATTGATCCTAATACCTGAGATCCGTTATTTAAACCTCGTACTTTTAACGCACCGATAATATCGCCAGCTATGGTATCTTGTGGATTATCTAAAGTTCCTTTAGAACTATCTAAACTCAAAGATGACTCACCTCCAAACTCTCCGCTAGTAATACCCGAGATTGATAATGCAGTCCCAGCGGCACCGCTTTCTATTACAATCTTATCATAATCAGCTTGTATTAAGTTAGTATTTAATGATGCAGCAGTAATAGTATTGTTTATGCCATCTACGAGTATAGATGAATCATCACCAAACACACTGCCAATTAGTTCCCCTGTTACGTTACCGTCTACATTGCCGGTAAGATTGCCATAAAATCCACCGAAAAAATCGCCATAAAACGAAGAAGTGGAACCGTCTACTATTACTACACTATCGTCGCTCACAATGTTTATATTGTAATTGCTGCCATCTATAACGCCATCCCCTCCGACGGCGATTGGCATTGGTTCCCATTTACTATCAACACTATTCCAAGTTAACACATCACCGTCTGCTATGCCTGTAACGTCTGTGTCAGTTAGTGCGGCTAATGTAGTTGCACCGCCGCTTCCTGTTCCTGTGACTAAAGTACCGCCAGCAGTTGTGCCGTCACCTACATATAGTAGTTTGGTATCAATAGTGTAAATTAACTCACCTTGTAAGGGTGTTATTAGCAAGCGCTCTGCATCTGTGCCGCGTCTTAGACGTAATGCCATGTGTATACTCCTAGAATATCTTATTACTTGTATTTATACAAATTTTAAGATATCCTAAATGTTTATTTTCTTTTCTTCATAAAACTCTTGGTTCTACGCTTAACATCATCGACTACTTTAGTAGTATTAAGTCTAAAGTCAACGTGTGAAATTTCATCGTTATATTCTGCTAAGAATGTTTCAAGACTACTTTCTATTGCAGATACATCATCTGATCGATTAATGCTATTTTTATTCAAATCAATTTCCCAAATTTTACCATCGTGAAAATGCACATGAACAGTGCTGATATATTCAATCGGAACTGCTTGAATTTCAACGTCTTCAAATATTTCAGGCCAATGCTTAATTACTTCAGGGGGAAGTTTATTTTTAGGCACTTTGTGCTGTCTTTTTTGTAGATGTTTTCTTTTTAGTCGGAACTAATTCTTCAGCTTGTCTGCGCAACTCAGCTGCTTCTTTGCTCAAACGATCTGCATCACTACGGAATTTTTTAGCAAGTGCTTCGTCGGTAATCACACCTTCTTCTGCAACAGGTGCAACACTAGGAGCAGCAGCTGCCATTTCACTAGCAGTCATTGCTGGAGCATTTGATGGTTGTACAGTTTGACCGTCTGGGCCTTTTATAGCTAAATCTGCAACTGTTACGCCTTTTTGTTGCGCAATAGCTTCATTGAGCTCGCTTAGTTTAATACTAGTGTTTTGATTAGGAATCATTTCAACTTCGCTGGTCTTTAGTTTAACCATCTTGCCAGTTGTATGAAAACGTGCAAGCATATTACTACCGTCTGATAGTTGTGTACGCATCATAACAGTTGCTAAATCGTCTGCTTCTTGACCTGATGGAGATTCGACTAACTTGATCAGCGCATCGTGATCGCCTGCTTCTAAATTTTCTGTTGTTACTACTACACAGTTATCAGGCTCACCTGGTACTACTTTGTATGCAACAATTACTCTACGTTTGTTATTAGCCATGCGGCCTACGTGCTTTAACATATTATGCTCCTTGTGCTGTTTGATTTTGCGCTACTGCTGCTAAAAATGCTTCTAACTTAGCATAAGTTTGTCCTACAGTCATCATTTCATTTGGCTTAAATGCGCCACGCTGACTAGCAACATCAATGATGCTCTTTAGTGCTTGCAAGTCCTGTACAGTTAGATCAGGACCTTGTGCTTCAGTAGCTGCTTCTGGTGCAGTTGCTTCAACATCTTTTTCTTCGCTCATAATTATCTCCTTGTTATATTATATATGCGCAGTTTATTTATTTGTACTTTAAATGTGGACAAGCTAACATGAAATAACTCATGTCTTTTGTTTCTTCAAACCCCACAGTTAATACTTGTACTAACTTGTTATCGCTATCTAAACTTACATTTTTACCAGCATAAAATCTGTTCTTTAGGTTTTGTTTAATCCACTTAATTAAACTTTCTTCTAAATTATATTTCATTGGTAAGTTAACATACTCGAAGTGAGGCGGAGCCGATTTGACTTGCCTCACTTCAAAAACGTTTAACGGATTTGGGGTTTTATTCTTAATCATGCAGCCTCATCATAGTGTACTGAAGTGCCAAACGGACTTTGTAAACCTTTGTCTCGGTTTGAGTGAATAACAAAAACTGTATCACAGTAGTCTGGATCGCCCCAACTATCCCAAGCATAGCCATCTGTAAACATAATCAGCTTCTTAGGAACATAGTCCTGCTCTTTCATATATGTCCAGTTAGCCATAAAGTCAGTGCCACCACCGCCCATTAGTTGATAGTCCAGCAAGTCTTTGCCGTCATTGGCTTCGAAGTCCTCTTCGTTATATACTCTAGTGTCGAAGCACCATACTTTAATATTGTAGTCTGGAAACTCTTCCATAATGCCTTTGACTTCACCTAAGAAGTCTTTGCCTTGCACTTCACCAATTGATCCACTCATGTCTATACAAACAGCAACATCAATAGTGTCTTGAAAGTCCATACTAGGTAAAATAGCACCGCTCATTTGTCCTTTGCGTGAAGGACGACTAAATGTGTAATCGCTTCGAATTGAACTCTGTACCGACTGACGAATAATTTCACGCCAGTTCATCTTAGGTTCTGTAAGCTCTTTGATCATACGTTGTACAGCGCCTGGAACATTGCCTGCACCTGCACTCTGTGCTGCTGAGATCATGTTTTCTTTGATCTCATCTTTAATTTGCTTCATGTCTTCTTTAGAATATTTAGGCTTACTTTTACTTGTAGCATTGCCGTTGCCATCTTCGCCTACGTCACCGTCTGAACTACCTTCGTCACCTTCGTCCATGTCGAGGTGTTCGTCCAGCATTTCGCCAAGTTGCTTCAAGTACTCTTCGCCATTCTTTTTAGCTTCTTCATATACATCATCGTATACTTCTTCACTAGTCCAACCTTCGTATTTAAAGTCTTGATAGCAGCTTACAATACTTGGAATAGTGCCGATGCGATCTCGCACAAGCGTATTGTTTACAATGTAGTCTGCACTAATGTTATAGATCATAGGGTTGCGATCTTCACGACGCCCTAAGTGATCAAATACCATGTGTAGAATTTCGTGTGCAACAACAAACTCAATTTCTTTATTGTTCATTGCATTAAAAAATTGTGTGTTGTAATAAAGATTGCGACCATCTACAGCCGCAGTAGGCAACCAGTCATCAGCAGCAATAATCTTTAAACGTGTAGCCATGTTGCCAAAGAAAGGGTGACGTAATAACAGGCCAATACGTGCAGTAATAATACGGTCCATAACTTCTACACGCATTATTTCTAATGCTTCAGGAGTAATATCTGGATCAGGAGTAAAGTTTTTTAGTTTACTTGCTGTGTCTTTAGTAGCCATTGTCATCACCCTTTTGTTAACTTATACATATATTATAGCATCTTTAGTATATATGTCAACCGTTATTTGAATCAAAAGAACGGACGAGCTCAAAAGAACCCGTCCGTTTTGTATTAAGCAGCGTTTGCAGCCTTAATATATTTGCCATAACGATCGTGGAACTCATCAAAGCACTCCACTTCGTCTGGATCAATGGGCAACCCATACTGTGTTAGTGCGAGCTTAATGCCCATAACAACTAGTTCAGTATCGAAATTGTCCATCGAAAAGCGTAGGAAGTTGTTGACTTTATCGTCAAACTTCTTATCGCCACTATCACAGGCTTCTTTAAGTTCGTAGCAGAGTGAAACAGTTAAGGAATACATTGCACTGATTTCTTTAGTTTTCAGCTCTTTTACTTTGCCTGTTAAAATGTCAGTAGGGTTAGGCATGCTAGACGCAACTTTACGGTGCGCCATAAATTTGACAGCCAATCCTTCGCCTACTGCACCAGCTACAAGATCTGTAGTGGTGTTTTCGTCTAGGGCATCTTCTAGCAATTCGCTAACAAATGACCAAGAACGAGGTGTTGCAAACGAACGACTTGAACTTTTAGGATCAAAGTCATACAAGTCCTTCTTTGCAAATGTCAAGTAACCTACAACGTCTGTGTGCTCGTTGTTAGCAACAGCCCAGCTAAACCAGTCATCAAAGCTAACAGCAAGTTCCAAGTGAATAAATCGGTTAGCTAACGGAGCAGGCATACGATAAGTAACACCTTTGTCTGCTTCGCGGTTACCTGCCGCAACAATCATAACATTGTCTGGCAGCTTGTAAGTACCAACACGACGGTTAAGAATGAGCTGGTATGCTGCCGCTTGTACGCTAGGTGCCGCAGAGTTCATTTCGTCTAGGAACAATACAATGTTGTCATATTGTGCCGCAAATTCTTCGCTTGGAAGTTCGCTAGGAGCACCCCAAACCATTGCGCTTGAGTTGCTGTCAAAGTAAGGAATACCTTTAATGTCTGTAGGTTCCCAAAGACTCAAACGGATGTCAATTAAGTGT